CGTGATACACTTTACGCCAATAACGTAAATCCAATAACATTCTTAACAGGTGCTGGATTAGTTGTATTTGGGCAAAAAACAAGAGCGGCTAATGCAAGTTCATTAGATAGAATTAATGTAGCTAGACTTACAGTATATCTACGTAGTCAATTAAATCAACTTGCCAAACCTTACTTGTTTGAACCAAATGATAAAATTACTAGAGACGAAATTAAACAAGCAACAGAAAGTTTAATGATAGAACTAGTAGGACTTAGAGCATTATACGACTTCTTAGTAGTATGTGATGAAACTAATAATACACCGGCTAGAATTGACAGGAACGAACTATATGTTGATATTGCAGTGGAACCAGTAAAAGCTGTAGAATTTATCTACATTCCACTAAGATTGAAAAATACAGGAGAGATAGCAAGCTTAGGATCATAAAGTAGGGTGTTTATGAAATACTACTTAAATGTGATAAATACTTGTAAATAGGAGTACAAATATGGCAATCTCAACACTAACAAATATTACGGTACCTTTAGCTAACGACACAAGTGCAAGCAGTCAAGGCTTGCTTATGCCTAAGCTACAATATCGTTTTAGAATAACATTAGAAAATTTTGGTGTATCTAATGAAACACAAGAATTAACAAAACAAGTAATTGATGCAACTAGACCAACTGTATCTTTTGATAATCAAGAACTTCACGTTTATGGTAGTAAAGTTAATATTGCAGGAAAGCATACCTGGAATGAAATTACTGTAAATTTACGTGATGATGTAAACGGAAATGTTCAAAAATTAGTTGGTGAACAGTTACAGAAGCAATTTGATTTCTTCGAACAAGCTAGTGCCGCATCGGGTCTTGATTACAAATTTTTACAAAGACTAGAAATACTAGACGGTGGTAACGGTGTTAACACACCAAACGTTTTAGAAACTTGGGAAATATACGGAGCATATCTAACTTCTGTAGACTATGGCGGAGTTGCTTATGCTAACAGTGATCCAGTCACAGTTGGACTTACAATTATGTACGACAACGCAGTACAAACACCAATTGGAAATGGTGTTGGTGCAACTGTTGCAAGAAATGTAAGCGTAGCCGCGACAGGTGGCGGAACTTAATAAAACAAATTAGAGATTGCTATGAAAGGAGCCATTGGCTCCTTTCGTTGTTTTATACGCATATAAATCAAGTGATAAATACTATATGAGTAAACTATCCGGTTTTTTTGATAACTTTTCAAGTGCTTTAGGAAATCCTAAAGGTAATTTAGGTGACTATGCCCATGCGAGTGCATTGTATGTAAGAAATAATTTACGTTTAACACCAAAACATAAATTTTTATATCATGTTGTATTTGATATTAATTCTGTTGCATTAGCATCATTAGGAAATTCAGCCGGCCAACTATTAAACAAAAAAGAAGTAAACTTACTTGTTAGAAGTATTGATATGCCTGGTTATAGTATCGATACTGATGTTAAGAATCAGTATAATAGAAAAAAATTAATACAAACAAGATTAAGATATGATCCTATATCAGTAGTGTTTCATGACGATAATGCTGGTTTAACAACATTACTATGGGAAACATATTTTAGATATTATTATCAAGATCCGAATTATGCTAGAAAAAATGCTATTGGACAACCTGATACAACAGTACCATTACCTTTTATAAATGATCCTGATAACACCTATGGATCAGATTTACGTAATAGTTATAGATATGGACTAGATAAAACTAGACCATCTGCTCCGTTTTTTAATTCAATAACTATTAATCAGTTACATGGAAATAGTGGAGTAAGTAATTACACTAGTTATACCCTTATAAATCCATTAATAACAAGTTTAAGACATGATAATTTAGAACAAGGTGCAAGCACATTTACAGAAAATCAAATGCAATTAGAATATGAATCTGTAATGTATGGTAGAGGATTAACAACAGAAGACAATCCAGCTGGTTTTGCAGATCCTGCACATTATGATGTAACTCCTAGTCCACTATCTGTTGAAGGTGGAGGCATATCAAATATATTCGGCGATGGTGGAATATTAAGCGGAATAACTTCTGTGTTTAAAGATATAGAAGATCAAAATGTTGATTTGCAAACAATATTAACTGGATATAATACATTACAAAATATTGAAAATTATTCAGATCAAGCATTAGAAGCAGAAAAAAATAATATTATTGATGGAGCATTATTAGCAGTATCAACAATAGCACTAAACGGTTTAACAAATAACTTTTTTCCACAATCAGCGAACACTCAAGCAATAATACAAACAGATACAGTTCAAGATAATAATAATACTATTTTTAATTTGCCAAGAGAAGATGCTTTGAATTTTCTATCATCAAATCAACAAGCAAGAGACGATTTTGCATTTAAAAATGCATATTTTAACACACAACAATCAGGAAATCTAAACGATAGAAAAGAGTCATGGAATGCGTTAAGTAGAGCACAAAAAGATGCTTTCGGCACATTAGCAATTAATAATTTTGATAACATAAGGAACGCACAATGACAGATGTTACAAATACGTTAGCAAATATAGATAGTGCAGGCGAAGTTAAAGAATTTTATAACAAATATTTTTCTAAGCAAGTAAATTTTACTTCTAACGAGGTAGATAGTTGTGTTGGTTTTTTTGAAAAACGAGGATTTGATAAAGTTAGTGCGATTTCTACTAGCGTAGCAGTATTACAACAAGCAAAAGTAGAAGGAACACCTGTGTATGCTATTCTAGATACTTTAAAAGGGCTGAATGACGTGCAGTTAAGCAAATTAGTTACGACTATTTTAAATGTAAACAGAAGTGCATCTAGCCAACTAGGTTATAAAATTGAGCCTTCGACTCCTAGTAAAGAGCAAAGAAATATTTTACTATAATGGCACGTTTTGCTCAAGGAAAGTACTCCCTAAAAAACCCTGACAAATACATAGGTGGCAGAACACCAACTTATAGAAGTAGTTGGGAATGGGCTTTTATGAGAATGTGTGATAATAATCCTAATATAGCTAAATGGGCAAGTGAGTCTGTAAAGATTCCTTATAGAAATCCTTTTACTGGAAAATATACAATATATGTTCCGGATTTTTTTATTGTGTATAATGATAAAAAAGGTTCTACAAAAGTTGAACTTATAGAAGTTAAGCCAGCAAACCAAACTTATTCAAAAAAACTAGGAGCAAGTAATGCTAACAAAGCTCACTATGTTTTAAATCAAGCTAAATGGGCCGCGGCTCGTGCTTATAGTAAACAAAAGGGTATATATTTTAGAGTTATAAATGAAGGAGATATTTTCCATCAAGGAAAACCTAGATAAATAATACTAGTATATAATGGATAACTCTTATGACTAAAAAACTAGAAGACTTATTAAATATTGCTGATGATAAACCATCACAAAAATCTGCTTCAAAAGCAGAAACAGCAATTACAGATCAAAACGAAACTTTTCGTGATATAGCAGAATTTGATAAAATTGCTAGTGCCTTGCCAGCAGTTAAAGGCCTTGGACAAATGGCAGATGATGAACTAAATGAAGTAGCAGGAAAAGCAATGCAAGCATATGATGATTTAATGGATCTTGGAATGAACGTTGAAAGTAGATATAGCGGAAGAGTTTTTGAAGTTGCTGGCACTATGTTGAAAACAACATTAGATGCTAAAGTTGCAAAGCTAGATAAAAAATTAAAAATGATAGATTTGCAACTGAAAAAAGAAAAACTAGATAAAGATGGCGGAAGTGTTGAAGGCATTGTTAGTGGAGAAGGTTACGTTGTTACTGATAGAAATAGTCTATTAGAAAGACTAAAAGGCCTTGATAAAGATAAATAATACTATACATTAAATTAGGATGTTATAATGAAGAAATTTGCTGATTATTTAATTGAGTCTAAAAAGACATATGAATTTAAAATTGGAATAGCTGGTGATCTACCAGAAAACTGTGAAGATATGTTAGAAAGGTGCTTGCAAAAATTTGGTTGCACGGGTATTTCAGCAGGTAAAAAAACACCTATACAGGAACGTCCATTAGATTTTCCACAGCTTGAAAACTGTGAAGTACATTACTATGAGGCTACTTGCACATATCCTACAACAATACAAGTGCTACAGGAGTACATAGGATCATGTTGTGATGTACCACAAAGCCATATAATTGTGCGTAATCCTAATGAACCTCAAGAACTTTATCAACAAGAAAAAACTTCCGATGAATACACAGCAAAATTAACTCAAGAAGACATGGGCGGAGAATCAGCTCAACAAGACGCTGGCCCTAGTAGAGTGATGGACTTACTAAAAGAGCTAGAAACTGCACGTAAAGAACGTGACATAGATCCAATAGATGAAGCTCCTAAAGGTGAAAGTAAAGACATTGGCGATGTTGAAAATACAAAAAGCCCAATAGCAGGAGCATAATATGAAACTTAAAGAGATTACAGAAAAAAAAGCCAAACCTGATTTTTTAGATTTAGATAAAGATGGCAACAAAAAAGAGCCAATGAAAAAAGCCGCCAAAGATAAAGAAAAAGGTGTAACTCCAGTAGATGATGATGATCCCAGATATGCCGATGATGAAAATCTTCCAAAAAATAAAAATAAGAAGGGTGCAACACCTGTAGATGATGACGATCCAAGATATAAAGATGATCCACATCTAAAGGATTCAATTATAAGCGAAGCACCTCCAACAAAATTTATTCCTACACACTATGGTGGACCAATGGGAATAAATTTAATTATGCATCATACAGATAACAATCTATATTTTCAAAAACCAAAAGAAAAAGGTGGTGGTAGAGAAATAGTAAGATGGAACGGAAACCCTTCTGGAGAAGGATTTTTTGGAAAATGGAATCCAGCTACAATTAAAGGCATTTACAAAAACGGACAAAAAATTCCATATAGTGCAGGACAAAATTTTACGAATGCTCCTAAGAATATAGCAGGTCAAGTATCAGGCACTAAGCCAGGACAAGCAGGTTCAAGTAATTTAGTACGCAAAGGTAGTAAAGGTGCAGATGTTAAAGAAATTCAAACAAAATTAGGAATTGCCGCTGATGGTATTTTTGGACCTAATACAGAAAAAGCTGTAATGGATTTTCAAAAAAAGAATGGACTAAAAGTTGATGGTATTGTAGGACCAAATACAAAAGCCGCTTTAGATAAAATTGGATCAGGAGCAGTACAAAAATCAAAAGTACCTCCTCCAAGACCTG